GAATCTGATTTAGAAAAAATCGTAAGACGTGTTATTGAAGAACAATACATGGGTGTAGCATTTGCTGGTGGAGAACCTAATGGTTTGAAAATCAAAAAAATGGAAACTAAAGAACAAAATTTGGGAACAGTTGCACAATCAACAAATGTTGCAGCAAAACCAAAAGTAGACTCAGCAATTATTGCAAGAGTAGAAAGTACGTTTCCAAAACCTTCTAAAGACTCTATAACAGGTAAATTATCTTTTGGTAGAGGAGAAAATGACTCACCAAAATATGATAGTTTAATAAAATTTATAAAAGGTTATACATTTGGAAACAGTCTTAAGGTTGTTGATTTATCAACAATTACTCCACAGACACCTAATGCACAGCAAATTATTACTAACGCTAATCAGGCAAATAACGTGGCAATAAATGCCCTATATGATGGTATCAAAGCGGTTATGAATAACGGATTTTCCAAATCATTAGAAGACCCAAAAATGAAAGCTCTTGGTCCTATTGGTACTTCAGTTAGAGATGCGGCTAATGAATATTTGACAAAAATGGGTGTTAATGTACCTGCTTAAAATAACTTAATCACTTAAACAAAAAAAGGGACGTGAGTCCCTTTTTTTGTTTTTATACTCTTTTATTGATTTACGTATGATTCGTTTACAAACATTTTACCATTAAGAATATAACGTGAAACAACCATATCTTGTTTGTGTTCAGCATCTTTAGTTAAGATGATATCACCGTCAATACCATTTTCAGAGTGAGTAAAGTATTGTTTTGCAACACCCTCAACAACAATCTTAGAAATGGTTAAGTAGTCATATACAACAACACCATTCTCAATGTAGGTAATAAAAATGGTTTTGTTTTGTTCGTCAATTTCATATTTAGTTTTACCGTAAACCCAACCAATATTTACACATTGATTTTTTTCAGATGCTTCAAAAGTTGAGATGTTAGTATCGTGAGTAAACTGATAGAATGAATCAGTAGTGATGGTTTGTGCTTGAGCGGTGATAGTCAAGATGAACATTGCGATGGTGGTGATGATGTTTTTCATAGTTTGTCTTCCTTTCTTATACAAATATACAACCATTTTTTGAACTGCACAACTATTTATAAGAAATGTACAAAATATTTTTACAGGAAGGTAAAAAAGAAGATGCCATCAAAAGGGTAAAAGAAATGTTTTCATCTCCCGAAGATAGTGAGATGATTGACAAAATTTTTGATGCTACATCAAGTTTAGGAACCAAATTTATTCCTTTTATTGAATTCGAAACCAAAAGATATTTGATTGACCAAACCATGGGTATTGATGAATTCATCAATATATTAATAAGCCGACTTAAATTATTTTCTAAATACAATGACAGAATTACACCTGAAGTAATAGGCTCTGTTAAACAATTGTGGGATGGTGTTGAATCGAAAGCGTTTCCAAAATTGGATTCAGTAATGAAAGCACCCAAAGATATTAATTCATACAATCTAAGCACGTTGGGTTATTTAACACAAGCCTTATCGATAATTTCATCTAAAAAGGAACAAGAACGTGAAGCCAAAAAACAAGCTGAAAGAGTTTTTGAGAGTGGTGATGTATTGGTGATTAAAGCCTTAACACATAACGCATCTTGTTATTTTGGCGCGGGAACTCGTTGGTGTACTGCTGGTCAACAACCTGATTATTTTAACAAGTACACTAAAGATGGAAAACTTTATTATTTTATTGACAAATCAAATAGAAGACAAAAAGTTGCTTTATATGTTAAAGACAGAAACCCAAGTGTATTCGATGCTGCCGATAAAGAACATTCAATAGATTTTTTATATCATGTTTATCCTGAAGTGGAAGACTTTGTTACTGAAAAAATACTGGGTGGTGGAAAAGTAAAAACGGGGTTTGAAGATATTAAAAATGGAACCATTTCAAGATGGAATGCCGATACTGTTGACCCATTAATATTTAGTTACGATAGAGATAATGATGATAATATTACCTTAAACTTAGATTTTAATCTTAGAAATCAAGATTATTGGGATGTATTTGATTGGAATGAGGGTGATGGTGATAGAATGTATTTGGATATGGCATTATCATCATATAGTACAGGTGATTTTTTTGATGAATACACTGCTGAAGAAGATTGGAAAGAAGGTTATATGTTTAGTAATTTTGATGATGAACAAATGGCCAGACTTCAAAAATATATGAAGATTATTAACCCAAAATTGTACGAATGTTCATTAGAATTAAAAAATCGTAACTACAATGATAAATGTGGTCCAGAAGTTGCTGAATTTTTAAGTGCAACATTTGATAGAGAAGTTGGTGATATTATTTCAGAATACACGTATGATATGAATCAAGATACTGAACGAGGTATTATAGAGTATTTGGAAAAAAGTTATTCTGACATATTTGCGGAATACGGATTACCAATGACAGGGACTTTTTATAAAAAACAACTTAGTTTGGATAACCTTATAAAGGCTTATAAGAAATATAATCCAAATTTTAATTTAACAATTCATGGTTTGTTGAGAAAAATTGTTCAGGTTGAAGATATTGAACCACCAAGAATTGCCGATAGTATTTATGAATTTAGAAACTCAGACCATGAGTATACCAGTACTTACAATGCTATTGAAAAGTTGTTAGATAAGATGGAAGAAGTTATTGAAGAGAATGAAAATTTATCAGGTGACTATGTTGACCATTATGATTTTATCAAAAAGTTAGGTGGGTTTGATAATTGGTTTGTAATGCCAGGTGATGATAGATATAATATAAAAATCACCGATTTGGATATGGAAGATGATAGAGTGACATTTGGAATACAAAATGTGGAAGACCCAGGAAATTTCAAAAAAATGAGATTACCATTTGAAAAATTCAAAGATTTCGTTTATAATCTACAACTTTTTTGATAAGTAAATTTTTTGTTGTATCTTTGTGGTACAATGAATAGATTAGATTTACTCGAACAAGTTCTCAGCGTTCCAACCGCTACGTACCATGAAGAATATATGGTGGAATTCATTTCCAAGTGGCTTACGAAAAATAACATCCCATTTGTTGTGGATGAAATGATGAACATTTATGCAACTAAAACCAGTGAAGGTTTTGAGGGAAAACTTTACCCATGTATGGTTGCTCATACTGATACCGTACACGGTATGAACGAAATCGTGGTTCACACGGAAACTTTACCTGATTACGATGGTAATCTTAAAATCGCACTTAAAGGTTATACAACTGAAGGTACCCCAACAGGTATTGGTGGTGATGACAAATGTGGTGTGTTTGGTGCGATGTCAGCACTTTTGGATTTACCACACGTTAAGGCGGCATTCTTTGTAAGTGAAGAAACAGGATGTTGGGGTTCTCGTAAAGCTGACCCAAATTTCTTTGGTGATGTGGCTTACGCAATCCAATTAGATGCACCTGAAAACTACATGGTTACTGAGGTTTGTTCTGGTGTACGTTTGTTTAACCGTGATAGTGAGTTCTTCAATATTGTAGACAAGGTGTTGGAGGAGTATATGCCGACTCGTCAATACATGGTTCACCCTTACACTGATGTATCTCAGTTGAAGATGAAATTTGATTTCTCTTGTATCAACATTTCTTGTGGTTATTACAACTACCACAGACCAAGTGAGTATGTCATTGTAGATGATTTGGAAAACTCAATCAAAACAGCATACGCCATGATTGAAAAACTTGGGTATGATAAACACGAGTATGAGTTTGATAAAGAATACATGAAAAGTAGATGGTATGTATAAAAGAAAAGGGTCTAATGACCCTTTTTTTATGCTTATAACTTTATAAAAAAATGGGGTCGATGACCCCATTTTTTATTTAATCACCACTTTATCAGATTTGATTGATAGGGTGTATTGTTTACCCTCAATCACATTTCCATTAAGAACTTCTTCTGATACCAAATCTTCAACTTGGTCCTGAATAGCTCTTTTGATTGGTCGTGCTCCGTAGGTATCATCAAAACCAACTTTAGCAATGTGAGATACCAACTTATCATCAAACTTGAATACAAGTTTCAATTCACCCAAACGTTTCATTAATCTTGTCAATTCAATATTAACAATTTGTTTGATAGATTCTTCATTCAAAGAATTAAACACGATTGTATCATCAATACGGTTCAAGAACTCAGGTGAGAAATAGTTTTTCATCTCTTTTTTTAAGATTTCTTTTTTCTGCTCTTCGTTAGAATAAGCGTTACTTGAAAAACCAATACCTGTTCCAAAATCTTGAAGTTTCTTAACCCCAATGTTTGATGTCATAATAATCAAACAATTCTTGAAGTTAATCTTTCTACCCAAAGAATCGGTAAGGTGACCTTCGTCCAACATCTGAAGAAGTGTATGGAATATTTCTTTGTTTGCCTTTTCAACCTCATCAAACAAGATTACAGAATAAGGTTTATTCTTAACCTGTTCGGTCAACTGTCCACCTTCTTCATAACCCACGTAACCTGGAGGGGAACCAATCAAACGAGAGATGGTATGTTTCTCTTGGTACTCACTCATGTCCACACGAATAAGATTATCCACCGAACCAAAGATTTGTTTTGCCAATTGTTTAGCCAAGTGAGTTTTACCCACACCTGTTGAACCCAAGAAGATAAACGAACCGATTGGTTTATTTGGGTCTTTAATACCCAAACGATTTCTACGGATTGCTTTGGCAATTTTGGTAACCGCTTCTTGTTGACCAATTACATCTTGTTGTAAAGATTTTTCCAAATCAATCAAAGATGTTTTATCATCAGTAGACAATTTGTTTACTGGAATCTTGGTCATTGAAGATACTACCGTCAACACCAATTCAGGGTCAATCTCTTTACGGTTAGATGCTTGTTCTTCTTCAAACTTTCTTTTCTCAAGTTCCAAACGGTCCAACAATTTCTTTTCTTTATCACGAATTGCCGCAGCTTCTTCAAATTGTTGAGATTTAACAACATTGATTTTTTGTTGTTGAAGTTCTTTGGCCTTTTGACGTAGAATCTCGATTGATTCAGGAACTTTAACTTCCACTTGAGAACGAGCACCAACCTCATCCATAATATCAAATGCTTTATCAGGAAACTCACGGTCAGTGATATAACGGTCAGCCAAGCTCACACACATTTCCAATACTTCAGGTGAGTATGTTACTTTGTGGTATTCTTCATACTTGTCTTTTACGTTAGTAATAATCTTTAGGGTTTCTTCTTTGTTTGGAGAATCAACCACAACTTTTTGGAAACGACGCTCAAGAGCTCCGTCCTTTTCAAAGTTTGTACGGTATTCATCCAAAGTGGTTGCTCCGATACTTTGGATTTCACCACGAGCAAGAGCTGGTTTGAAAATGTTTGAACCGTCCATTGAACCTGATGAATTACCCGCACCTACCAATGTGTGGATTTCATCAATAAAGATTACGATGTCAGGATTCTCACTCAACTCTTCAATAATCACTTTCATACGTTCTTCAAATTGTCCACGATACTTTGTACCAGCAACAATTGATGTTAAGTCCAAAAGAACAATACGTTTGTCTTTTAGGTTACGAGGACAATCCCCGTTGTAAATTTTCATAGCAAGACCTTCCACAATCGCTGTTTTACCACAACCTGGTTCACCAATGATGATTGGGTTGTTTTTCTTTCTACGAGAAAGAATTTGGGCAATACGATTAATTTCCATCTCTCTACCAATCACAGGGTCTAATTTACCCTCGGCAGCCATTTTGATTAGGTCCTTTGAGAAGTTATCTAAAACAGGAGTTCCACCTGATTTACGTTTTGACTTCTGTGTACCTTCGTTGTTATCAATAGAATCTATCATAGTCGTTTTTATTTCTGTTACAAATATACAACTTCTTTACCAAAAACCAATACTGACAATTTGTCATTAGTATATGACAATGTGTCATAATAATTGATTTGGCATAATTTTGTATTTATGTTTTACAAAGATAAACAAAAAAACTAAAATAAAAAAATATGTTTGACTTATTTGGAAACAACAACAGAAAATCTCTAAAACAGATGATGGATGAGATTAACGAAATGTTTGGCGATTTTGACCCTAACTTCAGAAGTTCTTTGGAACATAAAACTGAAACAGGAACCCACGAAGGTATGGATTGGGAAAAAGAAACCTTTTCATCTCCTGATGGTAGAATTACTTACATTGTAACCACAGGTTCTATGGGTTCACCTAAAAAACAAAAAAAGAATGGAAGTTCTTTGGAGTCATTAAAACAACAACTTGAGAAAGCGGTTGAAAAAGAAGATTTTCATTTGGCAATTTATTTGAGAGACAAAATCAAAAATTTTGAGAAAGACCAAGAGGAAATCAAAAAAGTTGAAGATGAACTAAAAGAGTGTATTGAAAAACAAGACTTTGAAAAAGCAATCGAACTTCGAGACCAATTACGAAAAATGAAACCCTAACAAATTAACTCTCACTTTACAGTGGGGGTTTTTTATTATGGTGTGGGTGTATTTATTGAAAACTATAACATGAAAAAAATATTATTATCATTAATCACAGTATTCACAATCGTAGCATTAAGCTCTTGTGAAAGTGGAAAAAAAGAAGAAAACAAAGAAGAATTTAATCATCAACGTGCTTTACAATTATTTCACGGAAAGTTCGCTTTTTGTGGAGCATCTCCAGCAACATTAACAGGAAAGACAATTATTGTTCAAGGTGATAAGTTCCTTGAAGGATGTGCTACATGCCCTGTAATGGAAGGAACCGCTCTTGTGAATACATTGTTAGTTGGTGACCCTTACATTACACCTGATAGTACAAATAATACAGTTTGGTCATACTTTTGGTATTATGATAGTGTTCCCCAAGCACCAACTTGGCAAAATCAACCAACGGTGAACAGAACATTTACAATCACAGAAAAACCAGGTGGTGGTATGAGTAATATGTGGTGTATGCCATGTAAGATATTACCAAATAAAGTTAATGGTGTAACATTGGCTAAATGCTATGGTCCAATTAACGAATTGGCATTACCATTACGTCAATCAGTTAAAGCGTTACCTGGTGAAACATCTGTAACACAAGCACCTGTGGGAGCAACATATCCTGTCGGAACAATTATTCCTGATGCAGATTCCACAAAACATTATAAAAAAGTAACAAAATAAGATATTAAGAACCCTCACTTTACAGTGGGGGTTTTTTATTTATAATAATATTATGGGAGTAAAACATCAAAAAATCGAAGGTACTAAAATCATCAATGAGATTGATTCTACCAACATAGTTAAAACAATTTACGACACTGCCGATAATTCATTAATTGCTGAATTCAAAAACGGAACTCAATATGAATACGAGAAAGTTCCACATGATGTCTATGCAGCATTTAGATTATCAGAATCACAAGGAAAATTTTTTAACACAAAAATTTCTAAGGTATATAAATACAAAAAATTACCTTAATCAATTTCGTAGTATTTATTAAAGATGGATAAATACTACGAAATATTATCTTCTTTTGGTACACATGATGAGTTAAACCCAAAGATATGGGATGATGCTAATGGTGATACACCAAAATTAAAACCACAAATCAGAAAAACATTATTAATGATTGCCGGAGAATTCTTGGATTTCTTGGGTGAAAATGTGTTTGTGGATGATATAAGATTTACGGGTTCATTAGCAAATTACAACTGGTCAAAATTTTCTGATATTGACCTACACTTATATGTTGACTTTAATCAATTTGATGATGAAGATAAAGAAGTGTACAAAGAACTTTTCCAATTAAAGAAAACATTATTTAATACATCACACAATATAACTGTAAAAGGTTATGAAGTTGAACTTTACGCTGAAGATGTAAATGAAAAACATTTTTCTACAGGGGTATACTCAGTTCTATTTGATGAGTGGGTTGAAAAACCTGTTAAAGAAGACGTTAAAGTTGATAAAGAAATGTTAAGAAACAAAGCCCAATCAATGATGGATAAAATTGATACGGTTATGGACAACGCCAAAGAAGAGAATTATGATGAAGCTGTTAAACATATTGACAGTTTTAAGGAGAAGTTAAAAAAATATAGAAGTTCAGGTTTAGAAAAAGATGGTGAGTTTTCCTATGAAAATTTGGTATTCAAAGTTCTTAGACGAAACGGTTATATTGACAAACTATTTGACTTCAAGAATAAACTTATGGATAAAGAATTATCAATAGAAACTAAGAATACAGAATAATTCAACAATTTAGTATTATTCGTATATTTATATAGTAAAAATTATGGCATTAGTAACATATTTAGTTGGTTCTTGTAGTGGTGGTCCCGCGATAAAAGTAGATTTTGATATCTCATCATTACCAGCGGTTAATGGTAATTATTATTTAATGTTCCAAGGTGCTACCGCACCTGGTTGTTATGATATTATAGATAATGCCGAACCATCAACAGGTGTAGATACTGTTATATCAATGTCGGTTGATTATGGTGATTGTGCAACGTGTTTTGCAGCAAATCCTACACCAACACCAACACCTACACCAACAGTAACACCATCGGTTACTCCAACCAATACTCCAACAGTTACTAAAACACCAACAGTAACACCAACAAAAACAGCAACTCCAAGTGTTACACCAACAAATACTATTACTCCAACAAAAACGGTAACCCCAAGTGTGACAGCTAGTAATACACCAACACCAAGTGTTACTATTACTAAAACACCAACTACAACACCAACAAACACTCCAAGTGTAACGGCAACTGTAACTCCAAGTGTAACAGCTACTAATACTCCAAGTGTAACTAAAACTCCAACAGTAACACCAACAAATACTATTACACCAAGTGTTACTCCAACTAATACTCAAACACCTACAGTAACACCAACTAAAACGGCAACTCCAAGTGTTACACCAACTAACACTATTACACCAACTAAAACAGCAACCAATACTCCAACACCAACACACACTCCAACACCAACACCGAGTATGTACGCATTATCTGCGGGAACTGAGTATTTTATTTGTCATTGGTGTGAAGGAACAACTCCTGTTCCTGAAGCGGTACCACACGCCATCTACTCAAACGCACAAGGAAGAAGTGTGATACAGGAAAACTCTGTAGCATTGGGTGGATTTAACGGACTAAACTCATAACAACACAAAAATAATATAAAAATGGCTGACTTAAAACCAATAGGAAGTGAAAAACTTCAAGGACAAGACAAGATAAACAGAATTCTTGAAATCGCTAGATACAAAGAAAATACTCCATCGACTTTGAATGAAACTTCAAGAGTAGAGTTTGAAAAAGTATTAGCTGACGGAAACCACTATGAAATCGTAAAAGAAAAATCTGGTTACGTAATAAAGAAAAATGTCAATGAATCTTTAGAGTACATTGAACCAATGAAAAATAGAAAATTCTATGGTTCATATGGTGCGGCTCTTAAGAGATTAAATTTGATTGCCGGTGAGGTAAACAGACTAACTGAAAGTGAGGAAGAAATTTCTATGTTCAACTTAGGTGAACAAAAAAAATTTACGTTAAAAACTCCTAAACCAGCGATGCCAGCTCCAGCTCCTGAAGCGGCACCTGAACTTCCAACACCTCCAGCAGCTCCTGAGGCAGGTTCAATGGATGCTCCATTAGATGATGCATCACTTGATGGTGGTGATGAGATGGACATGGATATGGACCTTGATACACCTGAAGGTGATATGGATGTTGATATGAGTGCTGAAGAAGAACCAATGGGTAATGAGGAAGAAGAAGTTACTTTCAAAACTATTCAAAAACTTACAGGTAAATTGGGTCAAAAAATCAGAATGATGAATGATTCAGTTGGAATGACTTCTGAAGATGTTAAGTATGTTATAAATTCATTATTGTCAGCGTTGGATTTAAGCAAACTTGATGAAGAAGACCAAGAAGATATCATGGCTAAATTTGAAGAAGATGAAGAATCAAGTTATGATTCAGATATGGACATGGGTTCAATGGGTGATGAAGACGAAGAAGATGTGGATATGGACATTGAGGAACCAATTGATGGTGAAATGGATGAAAATACATATGGTTCATTTGACAATGAGAAATGGTATGATAAAGATGATAAATCATATAAAGATGGTTTTGACTTTGATTTTGATGAAGAAGAATTCGATGAATTTGAACCGATGATGAATAAGCATGGTGATAGTAAATGGTTTCAAAAAGGAAAAGATGGTGAAAAAATGTTCAACTTATACAAAGAAAAACACGGTCCAATGAAAGTTAGAACTAAAAAAATGAGTAGTGAAATGGGTGAGGAAGATGCGGTACATTCAAAAATTACTTCAATGATGGATGAAATTTTTAGTGAATCTAAAGTTGACAAAGTTTTAACTTCTTATTTCCAAGTAACTGAGTCTGAAAAGAAAGAACAGAAACAAAAATTAAATGAGTCTAAGAAAGTTGCTGTTAGTTCAATCAAAAGAATGTCTGAAACTATCGAACAAGAATTGGCTGCTGAATTTATCGTAAGAGAAAATTCAAACTATAAACTCGTTGGTAAAACAAACAAGAGTAACTTGGTGTTTGAACACAACGGAGAACAAATCAGAGTAACTCCAAAGGGTGAAGTTCTATGAGTCATTTAATCTATATTAACGGACTTGGTCCAAATTATAGAGGAGATAACATGTATGAATTTATCTTTAGCGATGAACTCGATGTTTGGGGAGATGAGTGGGACGCAAAACCAGCACATGGTTACCCACAACCACCTGAATTAAAATATATAAAAACGGTTGGAACGTTGAAAAAAACAACAATCCAATTAGAACTTATACAAAACTCCGATTTTATGGGAGTAACAGACGCGATGGAAGACATCATCGCGTTAGCCTGGGAGAACGATGAAAGTTGTGAAAATGAGACTCGTCTTGTTTTTCGTTTCGGAGACTCCATAGAAAAAGTTAAAGATAAACTGTACGAAAGAGACCTCATCTTAGATTTTGACAAGGAAATCGTTTATGAAAAATAAAATACAACAATTAATTAAAGCTGGATTATCCAAAGAACTTTTGAAGAATTTGTCTGAAGGACAAGTTAATCAATTACATAACAGAATGATTTCTGAACAAGTAACTCCTTTACCACCAAAACCATCATATAAGGTTGGGCCTGAAGGTGGTGCATTACCTAAGTCAGATAAAGGTTACGCAATTAAGAAAAATCAAGACAATAGTATCACCGCAACACCAATGGAATCTGAATTGGGTGAAGACGATGATTTTGATGTTGTTAAAGACCCTGATGCTACAGCTGATGGTATGGGTATGTTTGAAACTGAAATTGGTGAAGGTAAAAAGAAAAAATCAAAATACAATCCTTGGGCAATTTGTACTTCATCAGTTGGTAGAAAAGACAAGAAAAAATATGAAAAGTGTGTAATGGATGTTAAAAAGAACATTAGAGAAGGTAAAAATCCACACCAAGTAATAGTTGAAATGGCTTTGGAAAAAATGGTTGAAAAACATATTTCTCCAAGAATGACAAAGAAAGATTTAGTTAATACATTGTCAGAACAAGGTATTATTCGTAGACCAATGACAAATATGACAATGGGTTTTGTTGGCGACAAGTTGGACAATCCGCTTAAAAATGTTTATTCTTCTAAAAAAGATACTATGGAACAACAAACAAAAGAGGCTCCAACAAGAGTAAAACCTGGTACTAAAGAAAAAGAAAAACCAGGTAAAATGGACCCATTTAAGAATCCAAAACATCAGCCAAAACCAAAGGCTAAAAAAGATATTGAGGAACAGGTAACAAAAACAGCACCAGCTCCAACAAGAGTAAAACCTGGTACTAAAGAAAAACCTGGTACTTCAGACCCATTCAAAAATCCAAAACACCAACCAAAACCAAAAGCTTTGGACAAACCTGCGAAGAAAATGGGTACCGTTGAAATTCCTGATTATTTAACTTTTGACCAATTAAAAATTAATTTCAAAGACCAATAATGGCTAATAAAAAAAGAATACATGAAGCTCCAATAGATTATGGAGATAGACCTGAAAGAATGTCACCAGACGTTGAGGGTAAAATAAATAGAGGTGAAACACCTTTATCTAAGAATCCTGCGTTTCCCGATATCCAAGGTGGTCAAGTACCTCAAACATTTGAACAATTAATTGCATCTAAAAGATTCAAAGATGTTGTTGATAAAGTAAAGAGATATACTGGTCAAGAAAACATTTCAGGTCAAAACGCTTTAATGCAGTTACAAATGGCTATGATGAGAGGAGTTCAAGATTTATTCAGAATTCAAGCAAATCATAAAGAATATTTGGAAAATTTGGCAGTTGATTTAGTTAGAAAAGAAATGGGTGTAAGACCCGACCAATTACAATACGATGCCAAACTTGTTGGTATGGGTGAGATTGATATGGAAGGTTTCTCAAAACATGGTGAAGAACCTGAAGAAGAAGAAATCGAACAAAATTTCCAACAACAAGAAGAAGACATTGAAGATTTTATTACCGCTTTTGAAAGATTTGATATTGAAAAGGCAAAAAGAAGATTTATTAATGCGTTAATTCAAGGTTCATCTAAAAAAGGACATTATATGTTTGAATTAGTTAGAGATGAACTTGATAGAATTGACCCAAGATTATTGAATCTATACGGTGTTGTTATGTCTGTTAATGATTTGATGTATTGGGTATTACCTGACCAAATGATGGACATGATGATGAGTCAATCTGGTGTTGGAGGTAAAGAAGAAGTTGATATTGAAACTGACCCACCAACAGTAAAAGCTCGTGGTTTGTTTTTTCCTATTTTGGTTCATGAGTTAATCAAAGGTACCATGGAAGTTTTGGGTACTCAAGGACTTCCTGATGACCCAAAACAAGCAGAAATGATTATGGGTTCAACAGATACTTTAGCAAATGAAGTTTGGGATTTAAGACTTGGGCCTGTATTGTGGGAAAAATTCTTAACAGCATACCCTGAACGTTTATTTGAAGAAGATAAAAAATTCATACAAAGCTACCTATTTGCAAGATTTTCAGCGTTGTCGGCTGATGAGTTTTTCAAATTAGCAAAAATGATTTTAAGAGGTGATGCAAAAGCAACATCTATCTTAGACAGAATGGTTACTGAAATTGTTAATCATCTTAATGAAGTTCACGATGAAGATGATGAAGATTCATCAAATTATGGTGATGAAGATGACGACATTGACCCTGATGATTTAAGTGATTTAGATGATTTCTTAGGTAGTTTAGGTATCGACAGGTCCTAACACTAACCTTTTATATGGGTTTCACCAAAGAACAATTATTATTAGAATACACAAGGTGCATTAAAAACACACCATACGCTCTAAAGACGTATCTTCAGACTTATGATAATACTCAGTCAAGATACGTCCCTTTAGAGTTATTTCCTGACCAAGTTAATTTGGTTGAGGATTATGAAAATTACAACGAAAACATTGCATTAAAATATCGTCAGGCGGGTGTGTCTACGGTAACCGCTGCTTGGGCAAGTAAAAGACTTGTATTTGCATCTAAAAATAGACCTGAAAAGGTTTTGATTATTGCCAACAAATTAGATACCGCTGTAGAAATGGCAAATAAAATTCGTGGTTTTACAGAGCAATGGCCTTCTTGGGTAGGTGTTGGATTTTCTCCTGATAAAAACGCCGCAAGACACTTCAAATTATCAAATGGTTGTGAAGTTAAAGCGGTAGCAACATCAAAAGACGCACTTCGTGGTTACACCCCCACTATGTTGATATTTGACGAGGCTGCGTATATTGAGGCTGACGGTGATTTCTGGGCAGCTTGTATGGCTTCGTTGTCTACGGGTGGTAAAGTTGTTGTTGTGTCAACACCAAACGGATATGACCCAATCTACTATGAAATTTACGAACAAGCCAATCGTGGAATGAACGATTTCAAAATTACAGAAATGTTTTGGTATCGTGACCCACGTTATACAAAAGATTTATATTTGGTTAAAACGGATGAGATTATTCATTACTTGTTAAACCGTGAAGAATATACTGCAGATAGAGTTATTGATTTTTCAGGTCGTGACCCCTATGAAAGAAATTATGATGAGTTAAAAGCTTATTTTGATTTGGGATATAAACCATGTTCATCTTGGTTTGAGGCGATGGTTAAGAAACTTAAATACGACAAACGTAAAGTTTCTCAGGAATTGGAATGTAATTTCTTGGGTTCAGGTGATAACGTATTTGATTCTAATTTAATTAAAAACATTACAGACAACATGATTAAGGAACCTATCAATAAAATGATGGGTGGTGGACTTTGGATATGGAAAGAACCTGAAATGGGTCATAGATATATTATGGGTGTGGACGTTTCTCGTGGAGATTCTGAGGATTATTCAACCTTCCAAATTTATGATTTTGATGAAAAGGAACAAGTTGCCGAATATGTTGGTAAACTTCCACCTGATGTATTGGCGGAGATTGCTTACAAATGGGGTAATATGTACAACTGTTTTATCGTAATTGATATCACGGGTGGTATGGGTGTTGCAACGGCAAGAAAACTACAAGAACTTGGTTATAAAGATTTATATGTTGACGGAGTTGATTTTGGAAACAAATGGAAATTTGACCCAAAGGCTGCCGATAAAATCCCTGGTATTAACTTTAACAACAAAAGGGTTCAAATTATTGCGGCGCTTGAAGAAAGTTTAAGACACGGATTGAAAGTTCATTCATCAAGATTATTGAATGAGATGAATACGTTTGTATATATCAATGGACGACCAGACCACATGAAAGGTCAACATGATGATTTAATCATGTCCTTGGCTATGGCAGTATATGTTTCAGATTCATCATTCTCACAACTTACAAAGGTCACACAACAAGCCAAAACAATGTTGGAATCATGGACTGTTCAATCACACGAACCACCAAAAGACCAATATTTTAATCCATCAATGCCAAATACGTCTTTCAAAGATAATCCCGTTTATCGAAATCAACCATCACAAAAAGATTATCAACAGTATTTATGGTTATTCGGCGGAATGAAGCGTTGATAAAAATAGAATATAATTTAGATTTTTAATATGGACCAAAAAAACTTGACAATATGGCAAAGATTATCCCAAGAGTTAGGACCTAATTCTTTGTTGGGTCAAGACATGCCCACATATAAGTTCGATAAAAAAGAACTTTTAAGAACTCAGGATAAAGCTGAGTACGAAAAACAAAAACTCCAAGCTCAACAAACATTCTTTATTGCTAGTCAATGGGCAAAAATTGAAAATAACCTTTATAGTCAGGCAGTTTATTATGAACCAACTCGTTTGGCATCGTATTATGACTACGAATCTATGGAGTATACTCCTGAGATTTCAGCGGCTCTTGATACCTATGCTGAAGAATCTACAACTGTAGATGAAGATGGTTACATGTTACAAATTTACTGTGATTCTCCAAGAATCAAAGCTGTACTGGGGGATTTATTTAACAATGCGTTGGATATCAATACAAACTTACCAATGTGGACACGTAACACCGCAAAGTATGGTGATAACTTTGTTTTCTTAAAGTTGGACCCTGAAAAAGGTGTTGTTGGTTGTTTACAACTACCAAACATTGAAGTTGAACGTATTGAGGTTGGTATGAAAGGTAGAGCCACTTCAGGTTATGGTGGACCAACAGCATCAAATGCTGGTGTTAAAAGTTTAACATTTACTTGGAAAAACAAACAACTTGAATTTAATAGTTGGGAAATCGCTCACTTCAGATTATTGGGTGATGATAGAAAACTTCCTTATGGAACATCAATGTTGGAAAAAGCAAGACGTACTTGGAAACAATTGGTTTTGGCTGAAGATGCGATGTTGGTATATAGAACATCAAGAGCACCTGAAAGACGTGTGTTTAAGGTGTTTGTAGGAAACATGGACGATGCTGATATTCAACCATATGTTCAAAGATTTGCACAACAGTTCAAGAAAGACCAAGTAGTTGACCCACAATCAGGAAACGTAGATATGAGATTCAACCAAATGGCGGTTGACCAAGATTTCTTTATTCCTGTTCGTGACCCAGCAGCTCCAAACCCAATTGAAACATTACCAGGAGCTCAAAACTTATCAGAAATTGCCGATATCGAATATATCCAAAAGAAACTTTTAACAGCATTAAGAATTCCAAAAGCATTCTTAGGTTTTGAAGAAGTTGTTGGTGATGGTAGAAACTTATCATTACAGGATATTCGTTTTGCTCGTACAATCAATAGAATTCAAAAGTCTATGGTTGCCGAACTTAACAAAATTGCAATCATTCACTTATTCTTATTAGGATTTGAAGATGAATTGGGTTCATTCCAATTAAGTTTAACTAACCCATCAAAACAAGCTGACTTACTTACCATTGATGTATGGAAAGAAAAGATGTTGTTGTATAAAGATGCTGTTGCACCTATTGAAGGTATTGCTCCAACATCACAATCATGGGCTAAGAAACACATTCTTGGATTCTCTGATGAAGAAATTAAATTGGATTTACAACAACAAAGATTGGAAAAAGCAGTATCACTTGAAATTCAAAATACTGGTAATGTTATTACCAAAACAGGTATATTTGATAATGTTGATAGATTGTACGGTAATGGTGCATCTGCATCAGGAACAACCGCTCCACCAGCAGAAGGTGGTGATATGGGTGGATTTGGTTCTGATTTAGGAGGAGGGGCTCCACCACCAGCAGAAAGTACTCCACCGGCAGGAGGTGAAGGTGCTGTAACACCAGAATCAATTAAAAAAGATATGAATATCATCTTAGAACGTGATAATATCTACGGTGTGGATGATATTGATTTAGAAAAAGGTAGTCGTTCTTTGGGAGTAATTGAAGAATCTCTTAGAAAACTGATTGATTGATATATTTATAATTAAAACCTATTATGAAATTTGGACAATTAATGAGCAAGATAGAAGAGTTATTGATTAACTCTTATGTAAATGAAACAGCTAAAACGGAGTTAAAAAACTTCAGTAAATTGGTATTGGAAAATAAAAACGCCAGTACAATGTTTTACATTTACACTGAATTGTCTAAGAAAAAAGGTCTTAGTAAAGAAATTGCTGAGGCATATGTTAACGAGTCAATAAAACAAGTTGAAAAAATACTTCCAAGATTAAACACACAAAAAATAGAATCTTGGGTTAAGAATGTTGTTTGTGAAAACAATTACTCTGACATTGACAATATCGTTTACAGTTCACCAAATAAAATTATGGAAACTGTAACAAGTAAGAAAACTTTAATTAGTTTATTGAGTGAATCAAATGAAGTAAAATCTCATATTAATTTACCAATTGAAACTATGTTAAATGTAGCCAACAAATCTATAAAAGGATTCATCGATAATTTAGATGAAGATTCTAAAAGAGATTTGTCTAAAGTATTAATGACGGAAGATGTGGAACTCTCGAAAGAATTTGATGAATTAAAGTCAAAGACTATTGGTAAATTGAGTAACATCACAGAATCTTTAGATGAGATTACCAGTAAGAAATTACAGGAAACAATCGAACAGATTCAGTCTGATACTTTTTCAAAAATCAATTATGTGAGATTATATAATCTCCACAACAATATATAATTTACTTATCATTTTGGTCCTTCTGAGATTGAACGTATTTTGCTTTCAATTTTTGGTTTCTTTTCCAAACACTTTTTTTCTCAAATTCTAATCTTTCACGTAACTTTTCATTTTGTTTTGTTTTGATTACTTTTCCCTTAAGAACCTTAAGTGCTTTTTCCAAATTTTGTTTACTATCTATTTTAACTTTTAACATATCCTATTAAATAATTCAAAGATAAGGAAAAGTTTGACATGGTAATTAAAATTGATTAAATTTTATCAACAAATAAATGAATTTTAATATGAAAATTAATGAAAAAAGGGAAAACGGCACGAATCATAGGATTCAGTGATTCAAAAGTGAGTTATGGAACAGTTGATTCAAAAAATTTCAAATCAGTTTATCTAAACCTACAAAGTTGGGTATCACCAAAAGAAAATTATGATAAGTGGGAAAGAATTGTTGGGAATTTTAGTAGAAATATAAAACACACCGTTTACGAAATCGCAGATAAGGACACATTCAAAGATACCAATATTGTTGATTTGGATTTAAGAACAAGTGGAATTGTCTATGGAAAAAAGAGTTTTATGAATTTGGAAATAACTCTTTTTCTAAATGAAAATATGGACTTCAAAGACCCCCAACTTAAAGATAAACTTAAGAAAATTGCCAAAGCAATCTACGTAGATAACTTCAAGAATAACGACTATTTTGATTTTACTGTGTCAAAAAAAGTAAAAGATACTATTTGATGGTATTTATTACTAAAATACTTTTATGAAAATATTAGGACCACAAGACACGGGTAAAGGAATATTAATAGAAATGGACGCGGGATACATTTCCCCGACTGAATCACACAATAAGAATTTATTAGAACAAGCCAACAAAAGTATGTTGGACTATTCTAAACCATTTGAATTCTATGCCGTACTTCAGAAATACAATACACCTAACCGTAATGGTAGAGTGTATCCCGAAAAGATTCTCAAAAGAGAAGCTGATAACTATAAGAAGATGATTGCAAAAGGAACTGCATTGTCTGAACTAAACCACCCTGAATCATCATTAATCGATTTGGACCGTGTATCACACCTTATTAACGATGTATGGTGGGACGGACACATCCTTATGGGTAAATTAAAGCTTTTAACATCACCTGGTTTCCACGAAAGAGGTATTGTCTCTACCAAGGGTGACCAAGCAGCTAACTTGTTAAGACAAGGTGTTACATTAGGTATTTCATCACGTGGTGTTGGTTCATTGAAAAAAGTGGGGGAACAAAACGAAGTACAAGGGGATTTTGAATTAATTTGCTTTGACTTGGTATCATCACCATCTACACCAGGCGCTTACTTATTCACCAATGTAGATGATAGAAATAAGTTTGAAGAAAACTTAGAGGAAGAGAAGGTTTCAAGAACACCTGAAATTGGTGTAAGTGAAAAAGGAATGAACCGCTCTATTGACTTATTGAAAAAATTAAATCATTATTTGGACAAATAATATTAAAACCATGGATGAAAAATATTTTGTAGCAAAAGTTCAGTACGACTTACCTGATGAAAACACAGGAAAATTAAAGAAAATTAGAGAAGAAAAATTGGTAAAAGGTTACTCGGTAACCGATGTAGAAGCCAAGGTTACTTCACGATACACGGGGTTCCAACATGATTGGCGAATCACGGCAGTATCTGAGAGTAAGATTGACGAAGTTATTGAAGATTAATAAAAACCCCTCCTAACCGAGGGGTTTTTTATTTATTTTGGGTTTCTGCCGACCCGACACCAACTTTTTTTAAGTTGGGGCATATTTATTATGTAAATTATTCTAAAATTTATATGGCAGAAAAAAAGTCATTAGTCGAGGAAGCATTACTTCAAATGAAAAATTTGGAAGAAGTAGTGTCTGAAAATGCAAAAGGAATACTTGCTTCAACAATGAAGGAAGAAATCTCTGAATTAGTAAAAGAGTCTTTGAAAC